AGTTTTTGTTCCCTCAATTGAACATAGTTTTGATATGCTGTCTTATCATTATTGATAACTGCATTAGTATCCAGGTCCCGAATGAGACCTGGATGACCTTCAACTTTTTTGTATTCCATTATGCAAATGCGATGGCTCTAAAATCTCTAACTTTAGGAACGTAAGCTTGATTTGTACCTGTCATGATAACTTTGATTTCAAATCCATTAAACTCTGGGAGATTACTTGCTGTAAACTGATAATCTCTGAACTCTTCATCAAATCTTGAGGCAGGAACAAATCTATCAGGTTTACCATTGTTCAGTTTTGGATCAATTACCTGATCTCCAAATCCATCCCCTGTTGTATCGGTCATGTTGTCATAACCAGGGAAGAGTTCATATGGAGTTTCCTTATCAAAAGTATCAGTTCTAAAGAGTCTGTAGAGAACTCTAATGTCACTAGAAATGTGACGATATGCAGCAAACTTGACTTGTAAGAATGTTGCTGGATTTTCCAGATTAACTCTCTTACTGATATAAACTGCAGCATTTGGATCACTGAATCTTTCATTCACTCTATTATCATCTGGATAATTCGTGATTCTTTGATCAAGTCTATTTGTAGTTGTAATGACCGCAAGTCTATCAACATCAATCACAGGAGAAACATTTTGATCAAGTGAAGAAAGAACCAACTCCATTGTGAATGACTTGTTACCAGGTAACGCACTCAGTTGATTTTGTTCGTTGATCTTCGAAGCAAACATTCTAGGATCTGTGAAATAATTAACACCATTGAGGGTAACACTTTCAAATCCTTTATCTTGGAAAGAACTTTCGGATCCACTAACACTTGTTGCAGAAACTGTTCTAACTCTTCCAGAGAATCCAGTATCTCTAGGTGTTAAGAACTCTACAAGTGGAGTCAAGGCTTCAAACTGAACGTTTTGTGTTGCCTTAGCCTTGTATCCTCCAGAGATCTCAGTGTCACTGATTTTCAGTGCAGGGAAACTGTTGGTTCCATCTCTCACAGTTCCAATACCACTTGAAGTAACATCGACCTTAAGATAGTAACTATCAAGAGTAATCTCATTAGAATTATTAACACTTGAGAACTGGTGAGTTGTATTGATTCTTCTGAGAGAGATTCCAGAAGCTTCATACTTTTGAACAATATCACCAACTCTATGAGTTTCTGCAACAGTATTATCAATGGCTCTGGTGATTCCAGTGAGTTTTTGTGGTGTTGCAGATGCGTCAGTTCCAGTGTATGCAATAATTTCATTGTTAATTTTCACATATCCTGGATTGGTTGTGGAAACACCAACGTTTTCAAAGTTGGAGAATACCGATACCGATCCAAGTTCCAGATCTGCGGTTGATGTATTCGAATACTGAGATGAGACAGTAGTTGTCGTGTTAACACCAACAACACCCGCAATCGTTACTCTATTGTTTCTACCATGCATACCATGGTTTCTATGATTTACCTTGACATGTAAACCATCTTTGTATGATGCAGTGTTATTAATGGCTGAAGGTTGCGATCCTGGTAAGGTAGACGCAACACCAACGGCGTTAATAGTCATCAGTTCGGATGACGTTGTAAATTCACCCTGAACTCTGTCAAGAATGATGCTGTTGGTTGCGGAAATGATACCAACGTTAAATCTTGTTCCTGTTCCAGTTTCACCAAGGGTACATCCAAGAACATCACCAACAGCATATCCAGAACCACCACTAGTAACTGTAACAACTCCGATGGAGCCACTAGAAACCTGAATATTTGCAACAGCACCAGATCCATTGCCAGTAATAGATGTGAGTGCAATACCAGTAAACGTGAAGTTGGATGCTGATGGTGTTAAACCAGTTCCAACCGTGTTAGTTGTGATTCCACCAGCTTCAGTAGATGTAGTGTTGATCTTGATTGCGCCAAGAGATTTGACAAGGTTTCCTTCGGCGTTAGTATTTCCAACCTGAGTGAATTTAGATCCAACATTGAAGTCTCTGGTTGCAACAGTACTTCCAAAACCAACTTTAATTTCATGTGAATAATATTCAATTGGGTCTGGACGCAATCTTGGGAATTCAAACTTACCAACACCCAACTCTGGATTGTAAAGTTTGAGAGTGCCAGGACCAGGAACGAAATTACACTTATTAAGAGTAAACTTGAGATCTTCAAACTGGCTTGCATCCCATGTTGATCCATTCTGTGATTTGAACAACGAACCCATGTAAGGTTGTTGAGAAACAATAATTCTCTCACTTTCAGCCAGATTTGCAGTAGAAATGTCTTCTTCACCCATTCTAGAGATGAAGACTCTGTAGTTATTTGATGCGGACAGAAGAACGAGGGCGTATTCTCTCTTACCAGCAAGATAAACTGGAGATGGGAACACGAATCTTGTAGCCACACTACCATCTTCAGAAACATTAACCTGAGATGGTTCGTAAATAACCTCACCAAATCCAATAACTGTCTGAGTAGGCAGACCAGTCTGCATTGTTCTAATCTGCAGAGTTACTGGAATGTTGTCATCCTTTGTCTGGAAGAAAATGTCACATGAAGAAACGAATACTCCGTTATCTTCAACAACTTCAAACGACTCTGCAAGTGGGTCAAACCACTGGTTTTGTGCAACTGTTCTCTCTTCAAACGCTGCAGTTTGTACAGTTCTAATAATACTTTGATTAGTAACAGTGCTATCGGACAGAGTTTCTCTTTGAATTTCTGGATTTCTAATGCCAATAACATCATCTTGAACTGTGTCCAGAACACCTTCTGCGCGGAAAGAAACTTCAGCTGTCGATGGATTATCAACAGGACTCAGAGAATTTACTGGGCTACTTGTGCATCTGAAAGTCTTAACTCCAGTTCTGAACTGAGGAACTGTTGGGAGTGAAGAATTAGGAATGAAGAGAGATCCAATCAATGCACCCTTTTCATCACTGATGAGTCTAAAGTCGGAAACAGTAGCCTCAGCACCACTGGTTTGACCAACCAATCTCATATTCTTCGCAGCGTATCCAGTAAAGTTTCCAAGAACTTCTGCTTGAAGAGATGCTGTGTCAATGTTCAGAACACTACTTGTTGCAGAATATACTGAACTGAGACCAACTGCATCTGCATATGGATTCACATCATAGATAATCGTTGGTGAATCATATGAACCATATTTGTGATTTTGTTGTGCAACTCTAAACGTGATTTCTGGTAAAGAACCACCATCCAGTCCATTATCGGCGAATGTTCCCTTAACAGTCTCACCAACTTGGAATACACCCTGAACCATGTCGATTTCAAGGAGTTTTGGTGTTGCATATTGAGTTACATCTTGATTCTCAAAGAAGATGTAGAAACGTGTTCTTGGTTTGATTCTATTAACAACAAACTCAATGTTTCTAGATCTCATGTAAGGAATGGTTTCCTGACTGATTAATCTAGTTCCAAGAGATTGTGTATCGATTCTTTCATTAACTTGAATCTGAATACCACTTCTGGTAAGACCTCTATCAATCGTAATAGTCTCTTCATTAGTTACCAGGAAGTTGTCCTGCATGGTAACGTTTCTAGTTCTCTGAGCGAGAGCCGAATGTTCACTTGCAATTTGTTGACCACCACCAGTCCATCCACGTCTCCATCCACCAACTTGACTTACTTCAGTTGACTGGAGATCTCTTGAAAGTTCTGTTGTGCTGATATCGATAGAACTCCACTCTTCTTCCCATGAACCCCAGTCAATAGGAGCAAATCCAGTATTGGGATCTACTGAAAGGGAATCCATGAATGCTTGATAACCACCTTCAAGAGTGATGTTATTCACATCAAGTCTCTTTTCATCGACCCATACATCACTAGCTGGGTTCAGATTTGCAACACCAACCCAATTAATTACAGCAAATGGGTTAACGTTTTCAGTTCTGGTAGCAAATCTCTGCTTGATGAATTCGGCTTCAGAATAGTCAAGAGTTACAACATCACCAGTTCTTCTCAACGCATTGGACTGTAAGTCTGATACTTGAGTCAAATCTGCATTTGGATTTGCAGTTGTGCCAATACCAATTACTTGTTCAGAACCAAGAAGGAGATCAATACCATGAGTATAGTGAAGTGGTCTCAAATGTCCAGAAGCTTTATCAATCGAAGCTCTAAAGTTTGGATGGACAATGGAATGTGATCCATGACTTCTGAAGTTATCAACAAAGAATCCAGACTTAAATCTATCAAGACCAGTTACAGCATCTTTAATATTCAGATTCGCAGTATCAGTCTCAAGGAGAGAAAGTTGTGTGTAGAACTCTACGTTCTTGAGACGTGTCTCCAGTCTGGAGATGTCGAACATAGTGTATCTCTTATGTTTTGCAAGAACCACTGCGGTTTCTTGAGATGCATTATGAATGTATGGTCTGTTGTAAATCGTAGCAACAGTAAATGATCCACCTGGAGTATCTGGAGCAACTGGGAAGTCTGAAGAAGCTCCTTGCTTCAGTTCAAAGAATCCATCTTTAGAGAGGAAAATCTTATCAATTCTTCCCATATAATAAGAATAACCAAGAGTTAGACTTTCATCGCCAACAAGAATATTTGGTACATATGATCCAGAAGAACTAAAGTCTCTGAAATCATATTCGAATGGAGAATCTGTATCAGTGGAAGAATCGTAGTTTTTGACTCTTGGTCTTATATCAATAAAGTCTGAATTTGGACGACCACCAAAGGTTGGAAGATCCGTCTCATAGGTGTCTGGGGAATATGTATTGACTGTTCCCATATCACCATTGGATCCAGAGTCAATTACATAGTTATCATAAACAATTGCTAATTGTTTCTTAGGCTCTTGAGAACCTTCTTTTCTAATAATTCTGGAGTAATCATAGTATTCTGGTCTCTGTCCATTATCAAAAGTGAAGTTCTTAACGATGTTCTTGTCACCAATGACAACAGCCGATACTTCACCTGTAATTCCAGACGATTGGAATGTTACTGATTCAGAAACACTAAATCTCAGATCGTTCTGATATACAATGTCAACGTTAGACGCTGCAGATGTCACAACTCTTGCAACAGCTCCACTTACGGCACCAACAATTAGTTCACCTTGAATCGTATCTGTCAAATCAGTAGATCTGTTGACAAGGGTGATATTTGGAAGTGTTGGTGCGGCAGTTGTGCTAGATTCAAATACAGCGTGTACTCTAAGAGCGTCTGGAACGTTCAGGGATACTTCTCTATCCTGAACTCTAGTTCCATAAACTTGATTATATGTTAAACCATCATTAAAGTTTGTTGAAGCTGCTCCAGAGTAATCATACTTGGATCTAGAAACAACCAACTTTGTGCATCTCGAAAGAGTCTTATCTTGAGACCTTACATTGGTCTTTTTAAGAGTAGTTACGAGAATAGCATTCGTGTCACTTGCTTTACTCAGACCAGCTAAAGTAATGGTTTTGAATGTTGAGTTGAATGTTACTTTCTGAGAATTCAGATATTCTACAGTTCCATCAGAATAAACCAGATTGTACCTTTCTTCGTCAAAAGGTTGGAAGAATTGATCAGAATCTGATACAGTAACAGTAGCTCTGTTGGTGGCAACATTAAGAGTGAATTGTCTTCTGATCTGAATTTCTGCAGATGAAAGATCTACATTTGAAATGAATGGAGTTGGGAGTGGTGAAATGAGACTCGATCTATTTCCATTTACAACTCTAGGTCTAATCAGTGAGAAATCACTGGACTGAATTTCGGAAGTGGTGAGTCCACCATCACAAACTCCAGGTACTGATGCACCAAGAGAAACGAGAGTGAGAGTAGATCCATCAGCCGCAACAGAACTTACCCTGTTGAATGTTGGATCGGCAAATCCAGTTCTATTATAAGTTACGATATCTCCAGTCTTAATACCAACAGAGAATCTGTTTCCTGGAGCAGTAACAATACCAGCAGTTCCTACAGTGAAATTGGTTCCTGCGGGAGCGAGTGAGAATCGATTTGAAAGACTTGTATCTGCATTAAAAGTATTGATACCAACGGTTTGATAAACAGACTTGATATCATCAAAAGAGTACTCTCTAATGGAAGTAACAACGGTACTCTGTGTAATACCATTAATGATAATTGGTTCATCAACGATAAACTGACCACTAGTGGATGTGAGTGTCAGAGACTTAGATCCACTTACATCACTCTTCAAGAATCCTCTTGCACCACTCCTTGCACCCTCAATCAGAGCTGGAGTTGTTTGCGTGGTGTCTGTATTTACAGTAACTGTTGTAAATGTTGCAAGATCATAAAGATACAAATCATACTTTGTAGCAGCGTTAGAATATGCAGAAGCTTCTAACTTATAATCGTATACCTTTGCATTACCAATTTCAATGCCTGCAGCATCAGAACCCGTGGTTCCAATTCTTTCACTTCTAAGACTTACTGTCGCAGTTGTTCCAAATCCAACAACGGGAGATCCATAGACATTATTAATCTTAATGTAATTTACACCATCAAAAACGAACGATGATGAGTCTACAGTTTTTGTATCTCTTGGCTTCGGTACATCAATGTAACTAGTGTTTAGTTTCTCAATATCAAAACCTCTTACATATGCTTTACCAGGCGAAACTGCATAAAGCATTAAGTCTGAACTAGGAGTTCCACCTTCAGATGTTTTTTGGGATGGTAAGTATATACCACCATTACCCTGTCTGTTGTTTAAAGACTCTTGTACAGTTACTTGGAATGGTTTTACATAGTAGTCACCACTCTCATCATAAGTTCTTCTTGCTAACTCATCACGGATGATATTATAATCAGTTTTCTTAACAAACTTCTGTAATTGTCCATTTTCAAGCCTCATCAATTCGACGAAGTTTTCGTCATTAAATTCTGTGAGAGATTTTTTGATTAAAGTAGTTTTTACCTGGAATCTATCTGCACCAGGAGCTGCAAAGTTTGTAAATCCCTTTGCATTATCAAAGAGTGAATCATCATCATAAGCAGTAACAACGTTTTCACTGATCAACAGACCAACTCTATAGTTGGGTCTATCACCATATTGATCAAGAATAACGGTATCTGCAGTTACTCTTACGAAGAAACCACGAATAAAGTAAACACCATCCTGAATAGATGCGGCTGATCCAATAGAAGTTGCGGCATTTGGAATACATGATCCAAATGGATTATTCGCAGAAATTCTTGATAATCCGTATTCAATATCAGAAGCTGTTACAAGATTCTCACCATCTTGAAAAGTTTCTGTAGCAAAATCTCCACCAGATTTTGAATATTTTACATAAAGTGTATTATTTCCCCTATCAGAATTCGTGGCTAAAACATAGTTTACTACCGTAGCTTCAACCCCAGAAGACTCACCTCTAATTACTTTACCAACCAGTTTATCGAGATACTCTGAGAGAGGGACCCCCAAGAACGTATCATTTAACTCTACAGCATAATATAGTGGGTCATATGCAATTTGGCCAGGAATGACCATTGCACCTTCTTTAAAGAAGTGTTGACCAAATCTCTCAATTTGGTTCTGAAGAATAGATTGAAGAGTTGTTAATTCTCTTGCCTGAACTGGACTAGCGGGTTTAAATAATACCCGATTAAAGTTCTTCTCCTCATTAAAATCATCAAAATATGGAGAAACGTTGAGGTTAGTCTCTTGGGGCATTTTCTTAGAACTCTAATACGATTTTGATGTCTTCTTTCTGGCTGGCGGAGCGCTGAATCGCTGCCCTGTTATCTATGTATAAGATCTCCCCAGAATATTTTTTAACTTCTGGTTGAGCAACACCTTCAACAAAACTTTGGCCAAGTTGAACCAAAGCACTTCCAACAGTCGTTGCAGTTCCTGGATTTGCTGATGTACCAAAACTTGTATTGATACCAAGTGCATTTCCAGATGTTTGACCACTAATAATGTAAGTTCCACCAACACCAATCTGTGAAGTGAAGTCTACCAATCTATATCCATATGTTGTTGATCCTAAACCAACAGGATTATAAACTTTTAGAACACCAGTGGAAGAATCCCAATTTGCAACATAACCAACAGCAGTAGATCCAATACCAATTTGTTGATAAATTGGGGTATCAACTGTATACGTTGTGTCTGCGATGTTACCACCAGTTGTTGATTCTAATTTAAGTGCAAAAAGGGCACTAGCTCTAGATTGTTCCAGAAGACTTCCTGATGGAGTCAATGGATTTTTGACAACTCCCACTCTAGCAAAGTCGTTTCCAGTGATAAAATCTGGGTTAGACGAATCATTCTCATAACGAGAATAAAGAAGAACTCTAAATGCACCCAACTCTTTGTAAACGTCATTCCCATGTCCTCCAATAGGAGGAATTGGAACTTCAAACTGAGCTACAGATGTTGTACCAACACCAACTGCAGAAAGTCCAGCAATAGGACCACCAGTCTCTGCACCAGGAGCACCAGGATAGAACTGAATTGTTCCTCTGGTATATCCCCTACCACCGTTGGTAACTGATACCGCAGATACCTTACCTTGGTTATCAACTGTTACACTAGCTCTACCACCAGTACCATCTCCCAAAATAGGAACATTAGTAAATGTTGTACTGATTGGTTGATATCCACCACCCGCATTTACAATCAGGGCAGTTTCAATTTTACCGTCAACAGAATTGTTCTTAACATCCGAAGTATCACCAGTTCCCCAGTCATTTGGCACTGGAATAAAATCAATAGAATCAAATTTCACAATGTCTGTTGGAACAATCGTGTAGAGATACTTCCAGATATATCCATCTCCACTAGAGCCAGCAGATCTTGGTTCAAGATCTGTAAATGTTGGTTCATCCAGAGACTGTTTTCCGAGTGGATTATCTGGGTTTTGTCCGTTATTAATGCAAACGTAAACTTTAAACTGACTGTTTACCACATAATACTTTGCATCGTACAAGTTTGTAGACGCAGTTTGTGGACTTAGATTATCTCTTGTATAAGTGTCCTTATACATTTCATAGATTGTGCCCGCAGTCCAAGTATATTTTCTCACCATTCGTTTTACGTCACCAGTCGCAAGCTTTTTAAGTGCGATCATGGTGTCATAATCATCATTATACTCCCTAAGACCATCTTTGGGTGCAGGAGTATTAGAATTCCAATCTGTAGTGCCATAGCCGGCACCAACATCATTAGAATTTGGCAATCCAATAAAAGTATAATATGACTGCTGCGTATTCGCTACACCAGCGACAAAATTCGCAGCATTTAATATCCTAAATTGATCTGAGATAATCGCAGGCATTTTATTAGACTTTTTGTTTTATTTATGAAGTCTCACTTAAGTCATTATAATTTTCTGTTACCGCACTAACACGATAAACAACTGGCGCTGTAGTAAGTCCAGCATATCCATTTTGATTATTGATACTGAAAGATTGTGGGTTTACAACATCTCTATTGAATGAATAGAATCTACCCCAACTATAGTAACCAATCTTAGGAGATAGGCTGGTTGTTCCCAGTCCAGCAAGAGACTGAACGTTGGAACATACAGTAACGATACCAGAAGTAGACGTAATAATTTCATCAGCTCTGTATACATTATCAATGAATGTTGTTCCAACTCCAATAACACTTGCATCAACATTAATTGATGTCAGTCCATTGCCAACAACAGAATCGTGAATAACGAAGTAATAACCTTGAGAAATACCACTCTTGGTAATATTACCAAAAGCAGCTTGATCTAAGAACGGATCTGACTGCAATTCAAATTTGACCATTGGACTATCAGTTCCAATACCAGTTGAACTTGTTCCAAGACCAACAACTACACCGTAGTCGCCGTCACAATCTGCACTGGTAATTATCTCAATTGTGACTGGTTCTGTAGAAATAAGAACCTCTACAGATGTATTTGGATCATAACCAAAACCACGTTCTGTTAAATTAATTGATGTGATTGTTCCTGCGGCAGAAACCGTAGCGGTTGCAGCTGCAGATACGGTTGCAAACTCACTGTACAGAATATTCGAAGACAGTCCAACTGTTACCAGTTTATTATCACCAAATGCAAGTCCATTGAAATCTGTAGTAACGCCAACGGATCTTGGATACCAATGAGTTCCATTAAAGGAGTTCATCACATTTCCAGTCTGTCCAACTGCAACCCAAACGTTGTTGTCATAACTGACAGAATTCAGACTGAAAGTGGCTCCAGAGGAAACAACTGACCAATTCAGACCATCATCAGTTGATCGAATAATTGTTCCTGCTGCTCCAACAGCAATCCATGCATTATCACCATGATGCACATCATTCAATCTCGTTGTGATTGAGGTGGTTGTAACACCAGACCAAATTTCACCATCATTAGATCTCAGAAGTTCTCCATTGTCACCGACGGCAATGAAAGTATTTGCGTTGTTTCCAACACCACGAAGATTTTGTATTGAATACTTATTAGCAATGACAAAAGCAGTTCCAAGACCAAGAGGCCCATCCTCAGAGAACAGAATGGTTCCACCAGCACCAACTGCAACAGCTTTAGTCGTTCCAGCAATAACTGAATTCAAATCAATAGAAACATTGTCATCATTGTATGTGTAAAGGAATCCATTCAGAGTTCTTGTATAAATTCTGGAATTCGTGTAACTACCACCACGATCTGTGCTAACCGCGATTGTACCTCCAAGTCCAACAGCAATAATATTTGTTGTTAAACCAACAACACTAAAGTAGGTCCCAAATCCACTTGATGTCGAAGAGTTCCATGTAACTCCATCCTTAGAAGTGTTAATTCCAGATGTACTTCCAACAGCAACAAATATTCCACTATCTGCATAATCAACATCTTGATATTCAATGTCGGTATTTGAATCTACCGCAGTCCAATCTTTACCAACTTCTTTAGTTTGTGGAATAGTAGATGCAAAGGAAATTGTTGGTAATGTATCATATCCAGCACCAGGATCCGTGATAGTGAATCCAGAAATTGTTCCCCCAAGAGACACTGTTGCAGTGGCATCAGCCGCGTCAACATTATTCTCTTTCATGATCTTGATACTTCCACCAAGAACACTGTTTCTATCAGATCTATTATCATAAGCACTAAACAGTGGGAATGCGTTCTCTACAAAAATTGCATCTGAAGAAACACCAACATTCTGAATAATTCTAGTGGTTGGATGAATTTTGCCAATCAGTGAGGTTCTTGATTTTGGAAGAGCTTGATTGTTCAGAATCAAATCACTTGTTTGTTTTTGCCAAGAAACAGACCTTGTAAATGCGGCGTTAGAGTTAATACCAACACCAGCATACAAATTAGTTTCTGCCTTTTTAACACCAGTAATCGCAGTTACCCTTCTATCAAGTTGACCAACAATATTATTTTTTCTCTGTAAGGTCAGTCTATCTCCAATCTTAACCGTTGGGAAAGGAGTTCCATCAGTTACGTCTGCATTAGATCCTCTGTAGAACAAGACCTGACACTTACTTCCAGCTTTTGGAGCTTCGGTAAACTGAACTTGGGTTCCTCCAGTGAAAGTATAGTTTGCACCTGGTCTCTGTAAAATATCATTAATGAAGATGATCAAATTATTACCAACATCAAGAGAGGTGTCTTCAGTATCAATGTTAATGATCTCAGTAGTAACTGTAGTCTTTGTTAAGGTGAATACAGTTTGACTTCCATCAAATTCATCAGCAAAACTATCAAGTGGAAGAATCTGACCGAAACTAAATCCAGAGAACTTGTCATCGATTCTACTATTAACAGTGAATGTAAATGCACTAAATGCCGCACCAACATTTGGATCTGTTGGGATTCCAGCGGCAGTTAAAACATCACCATTATAATATCCAATTCCTCTATCAGTGATATTGAAATCAATGATGCTTCCGCCCGTACCAACTACAACAGTAGCCTTAAATCCATTTCCTTGTCCACCAGTAAATGATACATTATTGTATGCTGTCGGAATACCAACAACGATTACTGGAGGAGTTGTGGATGCATATCCAGATCCACCACTTACTGTAGAAATACCAGTAATTGTTCCTGCAGTTCCGACAGTTGCTGAAAGAACTGCCGTTGATCCGATTCCAAGAGGATTGAAAATCTGAATAGAAACAGAATCAGAAGATCTGTATCCCGATCCACCACCAGTAACAACAACCGACTCAATTGCACCCGAACCGTTTACAACTGCGGTTGCGGCAGCTGCAACCAAATTCTGGTATCCAGAACCAAAACCAACAGAAACGTCCCCAACAATTCCACCCCTAGGAAGATTAGTTCTGGTCGTTCCAGTGAAGAAGATAGAAGCACCAATTCCAGATCCAGTTCTTTCGTCCATGGTGTAATCAACCAATGGAGACTGAACAACGTTGTTAATAAGGATAAATCCATTGTTTACAACTTCATTACTACCACCAGGACCAGATATTGTAGTAACAATACCAGTAACGTCCTGATCATCCTGAAGAAGTGTAAATGTCTTACCAATACCAGTGAATTGGTCGGAAATGTCATCAAAAATAAAGTTGGTATTTGGATTCTTTCTATTGAATACACGACCACCAAAAGTAGAAGATGTGCTAATACCTGGTTGTAATGTACTAACTCCAGTTGGTCCATATGGAGCAGTAACAAAGTGAATCACATCCTTAACAATATGGAAGTTACCACCACGTACAGTTACTGCAGCACCAACTGTGTGTGCAGCTGCAACACTTCCAAGTAATCCACGATCAACCGTTAGTACGTTTGTTGAACCAAATCCAACAACACCCACCTGCATAATCTCATTGTCAATATTAAACAAATCATTTGCAGTAATTGATGTAATTCCAGTGACCTTAATAGTTGTAGAACCAACTCCAACAGCTTCAGCAAGAGTTACATTAATGCCTCTCTTAAAGAGTGGAGACTGAACCATACCATCAACGTCAATAACAACTCTCTTGTCTGGGTTTAAAACATCGAATGAATGACTTGTACCAGATCCAACTGCACGGAAGAAGAAGGGTTCATTATTTGTAACGGCAGTGTTCAATCCAGCCAGAGAGAATCTGTTATTGTCAATCTTGATAACATAAACTTCTGCAGGCATGAACGAAGTGGAAACACCACCAAGAACTTTATTGGTTGTTACAATACCAACTCTATTGTTGCCATAGGCTGCACCAGGATCATACTTGATTCTTTCACCAGTCTGGAAGTCATGGTTGTTGATTCTGATAATAGAAGAACCAACAGAAACTACACTTGAACTTGAACCATCAAATACTTTGTTGAAGAGAACAACCGATCTGTTCGTTCTAGTAAGTTTAAAGGTTGTCAATCCAACAATGTTTGTACTAGTTGTTGTTCCAATACCAGTAAACTGATCGGAAATATCATCAATAATATCAACTCGGTTAGAGTCCACATTAATAAAGGCCGAAATTCTCTTATTTTGTAGGGTCACAAACTTAGAAAGACCATTGGTAAGAGTTTCCTCTCCACCAATATCAAAATCATCTCTAGTATAGAAAGATTTCAAGTTATCAATATTAACAGAAAGAACCGTATCACTTGTTGGTTGACCAAGATCAAGATTTGAGCTTCTACCAAATCCAGCAGTGGTTGAAGAAATAACAACAAGGTCGGAGAAATTTTTATATCCAGTTGGATGAACAATACTGTTTACAGCATCTTTCCATTCTTTCTCTTGAACTTGACTCTTAATTGAGTATGAGAAGTTTTGATAGTAGTCATTATCTTCGATTTTCTGGAAGTCGTCATTTAATTTACCAGTGTCTCTCTGCCAACCTTTCGTCCTTTCCGCACCAAAGCCAACATTGAAGAATTTATTAGGTGTTTCTACATTGGCAACTGTGCCTTCTGATCCAGATAAGAAACCTTTAACAACGTCTCCAATATTGATAGATGCGGTTAAGGATCTTAGTCTAACAGTATTCGTTACTGGATCATAACCTTGATTATCAAGAACAAAACCAATTCCATCAGAACCATAAGTTACTCTTTCACCAGAGAAGAATGACTCTGAATTTAGTTCAGCCGAGAATGTGGGAAGATCTGTTGATTTAATAACTCTACCAGCACTATCATCTGCATTGAAAGTTCCACCAGTGGTTCCGATTCCAGCGATAGAATAAGTAATCTGAGCACTCGATGGATTTCTAGTCAAAATCTCAAAGAAGTTATAATCATAATCCTCAGAATTGTAACCACCAGTTGATGTTAATGACGTTGTTAGTCCGATGCCTTCAACAAAGATTTTATCTCCCACATCAAATGGGAAGTCTGATCCATCAGCCCTCCAACCATTAGTAGGTTGTGTAATGGTCAAGAAATTGGTGTCCCCATTAGAACTTGCAGAAACAATACCAACACCATTTGTGTTTCTAACCGCAACAATCCTTGGTGGATTTGGAACCTCGTTAAATCCACGACCAACATTTGTAACTTCTACAGATCCAATAGAAGTTCCTTCTAAGTTAGCAACCAGTGTTACATCTGGTCTATCTGGAATAATTAAATCTGGAGCAATAATGTAATTTCTACCAGCGGTTACGATACCAACTTTGTTAAGAACATAGTTATTAGTAATAGTAACTACCGTTGGTAGATCAACAGAAGGTTTGATAGTATTATCAGATGGATATTCAAATCCCAGATTGACAACTTCTCTTGCACCTGGTCTTCCAACCTGATCATCATACAGTCTTAGAATCGCATTTTTGCCTGATGTGGTTCTAATTGTAGTAATTCCAGGATTTCTCAGGTAATTGATACCACCAAAATTAACTTTGATTTCGTTAATTCCACCAAGAGCATTAGTAGAATCTGTACTATAACTAAATGTAGTAATTCCAGATGATGATGTGTAACTTGCAGATTCTGGTTCTTCAGTTACTTGATATCTAAGCTCAGTATCAGATGTACTCGTGATACCGTGTCTACCAGAGTAAACACTATCAAAGATAATAATCTTAGATCCATTATTAACACTAACATCTGGATTTGCATCTCTCTTGGTGACAGAAATAGTATCCAGACTCTGCGGCGTTAATTTGTAGTAAAGTGGAGAAGGTACACTCTCAGAGAGTTTCAAGTTCACTACAGCACCAGAAGTTCCAGGTGTTCCAGATCTTGTTACTTCGGTACTGATACCAAATCCCTCATATCTATTTTCAAAACTTTCATCTTCAAAGAATTCGAGTTTAAAGTCTTGAACCGTTACATCAGAAACCGCAAATCCAATGGTTTGACCTCTTCTAGCCGTAACATGTGGATTGATTGCAGTTACCTTATGAACACCAGATCCAAAACTAGTAATTCCAATAAATTGACCACCAAACTTAGTTGCATCAACATAATTTGTCGATAATCTAAATCTGTTATCATCTAGCCTTTGAACATAATACTCACCTTTATTTGTCAAAGGAGTGATTGGATTTGATGAACTATAAAGAATTTTATCACCACTTGAATATTTGTGATCAGTGATGGTTATGGTAGACAGGGAAGTTCCAACACCAACAGCAGATGTTGCAAAATATTTTGGATCAATAGTAGTTTTTCTTGAAATGGTATCATACTCAAGAGCTACTGATTTTGTTGTGTTTGGAAGTAAGTGAACGGATATGTTGTCACCAGTTTTCAATTCATGAGAATCAACGGTCTTCATGGTAACATCATATCGTTTTACACTACCAACATATGAAAGATTGGCAGTTTCAAATGAATGTTCGACTCCAGTATTTTCCTGAACTGGTGTAAAATAGAGAGATGTTGATGTACTTCCAATTCCAGCCTTTGTTGTAGTAATTCCCAGAAGGTTATTACCCTTATCAACAGCATAGACAGTTTGTCCATCCGACAAATTAAATGGGTTACTCAGATCAAGATTATTAGATACTGTTAATGCAACACCTGTTGGGCCCGCACTATAGGTTAATTTTTGACCAGATAACAATCCATGATTAGAAATACTAATCATGTTGTCCGCAGAAGATCCAGATGGAGGCAGTTGGTGATTGGTTAAGATTGTTCCATCATATGCCTTTACTCTAACAACAGTGGTTGTACCAACACCAGCTACACTCTGAACAACAACCGTCGTTCCAATTCCAATAGAATTTTGTGGATTGAAAACAATTTTTTTGTTTGCTGGTGTTGTTAGATTTGTTTTGATACCAACAGTGAAGGAGAATCTACTCTGATCAATTGTTACCTGTTCGCCAGCTTCATGAGAGGTCAGTAAGCCTGCAACACGACGAACTCTATATTCGTTTTTATCTGCGTTGATTGAAAGAACTCTCATTCTTTCACTTCCAATACCGATAACATCATCAACGAAAATGTTTGGAGTTGATCCAGAATTTGCAAGAACCAATGTGGTGGTGATTCCAGTTGCACCACTAGTACCAATACCAACATCGAGTCTAGATGTTACAGAAGAAACCGAGATAGTTCTTTTCCCTTCAATGAACTTGAGTTCTCCTGTTCCAATTCCACTAATAATAACAATATCATTATTAGAAAGATTGTGTGCAGTGGTTGCAACACCAGTTACAGTTTGATTCTCAATAGTAAAGGTTATATTGTTTACTTCAGTTTCAGTAAACGAGATACTAGAAACACCTTTTCCAACAAGAGTTTTAACAACAGCTGACGCTGATTGACCACCACTGTTAATGTTGTTAAAAGTAATTGGATCATTTACTTTATAGTCGATACCTGGTACAACTACACTTACAGACCCAATTCCAGTCCTAATAATATTTCTAACTGTTATCTGAGTATCTTCAAGATTATTAGTTGTCAAATAATCATACGCACTTGACTTAAATCCGAATTTATACGGATAAGTATTTCTTACAAGTGTTCCATTATTAATTAAAGAAATATTTTGTATAGAGGAAGGATTTAAGTTAAAAGGATTTACCTCATGTTTATATCCATTTAAAACATATGGGAATAAAGGCTCCCTAGTATTTGTAAATGGAGAATCTGAACTATCCGTGGCTTCAATGGTACAGAAATATGCATAAACTCCATCTGGGAATTCTGGTGTTTTGCAGAATCTACCATTATATTCATCAAGATCACCATCTGCGGTATATTCCCAGTCATTGATAAAGAATCCTAATGAATAGATTGATGTTGGAGGCCTATTGGATTTTGTTGCAAGTGTATAACTTGGAGTAAGTCTACGAATGGCTCCTCCAGTTGGTGAACTATATCCATATGGACCATAAATCGGACAACCATCATATGCCCATCCAACAATAGGTGAGTGAGCTACGGTTGACTTTTCACTGAAATCATCCTCAATGTTATCGTTGAGAGAAAGTCTTAATTTTCTGGAGAGATATGAGTGTACAAATTTTAATCCATAATTTTCATTTTGACTTGCTAAAATGACACCATCATCATTCTCATTAATGGAGTCTTTATATTTCTGTACAAAATCTACTTGCCATTTGGTTACATCTGCGGTCAGTTTTGCACCGACGCCTGCGGTGACAACACTTACCGTAGTGTTACTTTGAGTATATCCTTTTCCAGAATCAACAATGGAAACACTACTTAATTGACCATCTGATAAGTTAGCTACAAGTTTTGCATATTTTCCATCACCATTAACCACCAAAGTTGGTGGTGTTACATACCCACTACCAGAAATTTTAACAAATGCCTGAGTTATTTGACCTTCGGTCACAACAACATCAATAACTGCACCAGAACCATTTGATATTGTTACGTTTGGTCTTCTATGTACATTGAAGGTGTCAGTTACACCATATCCAGAACCAATAGATGTTAACTGTACTTGTGTTATCTCACCAGTGCAAATTGGTCTCACTACTGGATGAGAAATTGCAGTACTGGCTGTTCCAGAAATCGTATCTACGACAACGTTGATATCTGGATATTTGAATATATGAGTACCAACACCAATTGAACCGAAACTGATGTAGTCTTTTTTATCAAAATCTATACTCGAAGCGGTTGTTCCAATACCAGCACTAACAAGATTAAACTTGTCATCATTAAGTTTATTAATATAATAATTTTGTGTTGTACTAAGACCAGTAATTTCAGTTTCTGTGGTTCTATACTCTACTAAATCACCATGATTGAATCCATGTGCCTTAAAGAAGATATAATCATTTGAGGTATTGATTCCACTTCTGATTGTTGACTCAGCTGTGTAATCAGTTGGAGGATAGATGGCAGATTCTACTAAAACCTTTCGATTTGAATATCCAGATCCAGCATTATCAACGATAATTTTATCAAGAATATTTCTACTTGTTGTTGCAGTAAGTGTGTTAGTACCCGCCGACTTACTGGTCAAGTCAATTGGATTTATTCCTGCAGCTGCATCCTCATATTTTACCATCAACTGAATTGTGGTGTCATTTACTTTATGGACATAGTAGATTGAACTATCTACCAGTCCACCAACAGCTGCAAAGTTATTTGCCTTTTCATAAAATACCGATTCACCATTGTAAAATAGGTGTTTTGAATTAAATACGATCTGATCATCCGTTGTATTGACATCAATGTCAGCATTGAATGTTCTTGTATTTCTTATTGATCTAAGTCTTGCTGAAGCAGTAGCTCCAGATCCATTTCCACCAATGATTGATACATTAGGTACGGCTCTAATATCATAACCACCAGAAATAATCTCAATGGAATCTAAAGATCCATTTTCGACAATTGCATATGCAGTTGCGCCAGTGCCAACAGTATCACCAATATGAATATTTGGTGGATTAATTACATCATATCCAGAACCACCATTATCAACAGAAATATTTGAAATAGCTCCGTAGTAAATGTTATCACCAGATCTGTTAGAAACTAATTCAACACCATTGACGAACATACCAATGGGTTCATTCTTTAATTCATACTCTTTCTCTTTCAGTGATGGAGTAATTGGAAACTCTCTAAAGAAATTCTGATAAGAAAGGTTTTTATTGACCAACTCATTTGGAATTAACTCATGACTAGATCCAGCACCAACTAGAGTAATAAATCTCTTCGAGGCTGCGTCAAACGCACTTTGGGATAACTTAATTTCGTTTCCACTGATTCTAGTAACTGCATATGTTGATCCAGTAGAAAGTCCAGTTACAGCACTACTGCCAGCAGAAACTGGAGAGTATCTAACCAAATCTCCATTGTAGAATCCATGATTATTGATTGTGATAGTATTATTACCAATATCATCAATATTGAATGTTTTTCTTCTATTTGTGGCGTAAATTTTATATGATGGTAAAGATCCAGAAGCTACATAATTTCTAGTCTCATCGAGATTTGTATATGTATTTTGTACGTTTGATACAAAATTGGATACATTGATCAGTGAAGAATTACTTGACGCAAAAGTTAGGTTCTTTCTGACAACATACTTGATAGATGTGTTTAGAGATCCAGAAGATATATTAACTTTAAATTGGTTAGTATTAACAACCTGACTTACGGTTCCAGTGACATTCGAAGGGATGTTCGATGACACATCCAAAAGAGTTACTGAATCATTAAGAGTTAATAAATGCGGAGTCACTGTAGTAACTTCGTTAGTAACAACATTAACAGTCGAAGTATTAGTTCTAATGTCTTGTGCTACATCACTCTTTGTTTTAATATTATGAATCCAGGAATTCAATCTATAATTTGTTGGAATAGAAACGTTTCCAAGATTTTTTGCCTCTAATACATCACCCTCACTCAAAAATCCAATATCATCAATATCAGCACCAGTTACGACTGATGTAAGTCTGAAATATACTGGTTTGGTGATATCACCATTTTCATAAGAAATAACAGTATCCGCAGATCTTACATACTGTGTTTCTGTATATGCCGAAGTGATTCCAGTAACACCAAAGAATTGGGTGGAAGATTTACTAGTGTATGTTGCAATACCAACCGTTTGGCCAGTACCAACATACATAGAACCTTCATTAGGGAATCCAAGTGTAGAGTCAACTGTTAAAACAGTAGCTCCAACGGATACATTCTCAACAAGAGAAGATGCGCCAGTTACTTTAAATGTTCCAGTGATTGAGTTTTGTGCTAAACTAACTAAAAAGTAAGGTTTATTGTTTCTCTGATAATTCTGAACATTAAAAATAGACGCATTAATGTTATTATTTGTAGTTTGATACAAAGTCTGACCAATTACTGCCTTTGGATCACCACTAATAAGTTCTGCAATTAAATCTACAGTAACAACATAATCCGCGTCGGATGGTGTAATCAAATATTCAATGGGTTTGATTACATCTGCGTTTTGACCATACAGAACACCGAAAAGAATTTTAATAGCCTCATCAGTTCCCTTTGAAGCATAAAAATCCTTAGCTTGTCTTAAGAAATTAGCTTTATCTACTTTTGTTGATAAAATTCTGTCTTCAAATCCAGGCAAAAACTGAGTTTTTGTCTTTTTCCAAAATTCTTGAAGAAATAGGTTACTTAAGTTAGTAACTCTTGAAGAAGAAATGTGCTGTCCCGCTTCAGTGTCAGAAAATACCAGAGTTTCTGGTTGATTTGACTTGTGAAGATTCTCAACACCACTAAATCCACGAATACAACCCGTAAAGGAGTTTGTAGTAATTCCAGTATAGGTGATAATTTCATCACCGATCTTTAAAAGACCATATTTTGACGGCCAACCATTGGTAGACACAACATTGATTGTTGTATCATATGATTGAACCTTTCCGACTGACGTTGTAAACCCAACTAGGCTGTAATCACCCGAAAAAGTCTCTGATTTTTGATAATCATTGAAATTTGTAATGATATCAATTGGTCCACCTTGAAATTCTTGAGATTTGTAATACTCACTAAGAAAGTCAACAAAAAGTGGATTATCTTCAGATACAAAGTTAGGTAATTGACTTCTAACGATCTGATTGATCTGGACTTTTTTGGAGGCGGTGTCGATCATTACTGTCTAATATATTTTCCGTTTAAGAAGCTGGAAGTTGAGACGAATCTAGTACCAGAAGTATCTGCACCCGTTGAAATAACATCTTCAACTGTACTAATCACGGTATTTGGTACTGAAAGTTGCACGTAAAGGTCTTTTAGACCAATAATATCGTTGGATTCTGGTATTGCCTGAATTTCAATGATATCATTATTTTTTACAGTCGATATAATCCTTATTGTATCTATAAGGATTTCACCCACGTCATATTTCACGGTGCCGGCATCTTTTATAACAACCTCAGGCTCACCAGTTACTCCTAATCTAAAGACAAATAATCTACCAGTAGTCTCATTAACATATTGATCGGAAAAATAAAGAGTTCCACGAATACCATCTACCTGGAATCCAGTGGATTTGATATTGTATCCCTGTCTACGATTGTGAAATTTATTTCCATAACACAATTCATATTGACCAAAGTTAGCTGTATCAGCTTCAAGATTTCTGCGAATGATTACCTTGGTGATGTTTGATGTAATCGCAGTATCTGTTTCATCAATAATTCTCTGCGCCTTACTATACTTAAATCTACCACCAAACTTATTCAGATCATCGGAAACACTATATGTTGTCAGAGAATTAATAATCTTTGATTTCAAATCAGAGACACTTGCGGTCATATTTGTATTGTAATAGACCGTACTATCTAATTCAATGTACAGATACTTCAGATCAATCAACTCTGGTCTAATACCAGCAACACTATAACTCTTTAGTTTTTGAATGATCTGTCTCTTATCAAAGTCTGAGACATATTGACCGTTTTTGGGTTTAATTGAGATAAAAACTTTACCAAACTGAGGAGGAGTTGCATCCTCACCACCATATGCGGTCACACTAGAAGCATTAGAATAGATTGTTGGGATGATTGCCTCATAATCATTTGCAGTTACCGCTCTATATTGTGATGCATACACCCTAGGAGCTAGATTTTTAATTGTAGAGATGCTTTCAATCTCTGCTCCATTTTGAGATGGTTGATTAGTTATAATATCAGATACGCCTGTTGTAATTAATCCACCATCATTGTCAACTAATTTTCCAGAGAATGCAAAATTGTTGACTCCATTACCATTCGGACCATCACATACAACATAAGATGCAGTTACAACATTACCATTGGATAGCTTCTTACCAAAGATACCATCACCAAAAATTAATTCATATCTTTCATCCTGAATTTCTTGAATGAGATATGTTTCTGATGTAGTTTTAATACCAACGATATTATCAATCAAAGAATAAGTTTTTAAAGTAGATGAAGAAGAAGTATCTTTGATTTTTACGCGAATTGTAGAAGTATCTACAAATGGATTTGGAAGAATAAATCTTTGATTGTTTTGAGACGTATCAACAACGAATTCTTTTGTCAGGTATGTTCCTTGATTGATGGGAATCGTGAATTCAGCAATTCCATCAACAACTGGAGATGTTATATCTTCTGGAACACAGAAGGTGAAGTTAGTATTTGATGCGTCACCGATGGCCACAAGACCCGCCTTGAGGGTTACAGTTGATTTTGATGTTCCACTACCCAAATCAACTGTAAATGAAATATTTGCAACTGAAGAACGTCTTGATGATGGTACATAACCAATATTCCTTGCTAATGCAACTACATTTTCTCTCAAAGTTGCACTATCAATGAATGCCTCATTGGCTACCATGTTGGCATTATAGTTCGTAATGTACGAATTGTAAGCCAATGTATCAATAAGGACCGACATATTCGATCCTTCGAAGTCAAAATCCGTGAAATTTGAGTTTGCCCTCAAATAATCACGCAAAGAGGCTTTAATTTGCTCAAAATCTAGGTTCGTATATTGAGTAAAAGCCATTATTCTCTAGTCGGTTGAAGAATGAACGTTAATTCTTGTGTTTCCAGTGCCAATCCAACAATGTCATACTTAATATCAACGGTAATTTCATTACTATCTGGTGGATGAGACGCAATTACCTCTCTTAATGTGACTCTTGGTTCAAAGTTTTTAATAGAAGTCTCAATTTCGATCTCTAATCGAGTCAAAAGACCTTGATCAGCTGGTTCGAACAGACTTTTTCTTACCTCTGAACCAATTAAAGAGTTAAAAGGACGTTCATTGTTGATAGTTTCAACAAGATTTCTTACAGATCTCTTGATTGCGTCCTCATTTGTGATTGCAACCACGTCATTAGTCACAGGATGCCTTTTAAAGGACAAGGAAATGTCCTTAAATCGACGTGATTGACGAGTGACAGGCATCTATCGGCACAATTTTTCTGCTATATTTATACTATTCATGCCAACGTTCAACGAAATCATCAAAACCACCAGCTCCTCCACATGGTCTTGACATTCTATCTTCTGGAACTCCGTACTTTTTCTTCTTAGCTTTGTCTAAAAGTGCATCAGAAGAGGGATGAGTAATCAATCTCATACCACTTTTGATAAAATCTTGACCTAAGTCTACTGGATTTTGAGCCATTTTTCTGTCTTTATAGGAAAAACAGAACTTTTTAAGGGGTTCCTATCCCTAGTCAGCGTTTATACAACGTACATCGCAAGGATTTTGTCCGCAATTTGGACAAAGTTGACTTTCTTCAGGTGTTTTCCAGAAATATTCGTCCGTATCACCCAATCTACCCCATCTTACACCATTCTCAACTTGGTAATATTTGGTAGAAACCTTGAAATCAGGGATTTTTGGTTCCTCTGGAGTGATCGAGAGGTCAAAAATACGCATCCTGTTGTTTGGATAGAGTGCAAATTGACCATTTTCAAGCTCAATGCAGTTATGAGACTTGTGTTCTTCTGGAATTTCACTCACGTTACAGTTAGTTATGTCTACATCTGGATGGAAATTATCCAATGTAAACAAATATTCACCTTTCATTGAGCCATAGTTACGAGTTCTCAACTCAAAGTCCATGGATCCAATGAACTGTTTCTCAATACACCTGACACCATAGTCCATACAGTTCCAAAACTGTAGATTAGGAAGGTCTAGGTCGGGGTCAGGCGTCTCTGGGCGAGACACAAATGCACTGATAGGGAGTTTATCATACATTGCTGCATATTCAGGCAAGTATGTCTCAAAATAAAATGCGCGCCCAGGTATCGACTTAGCCGACACCCAGACGCCTTCTACAAACTCGCCATGACCATCCTGAAGGTCTCTAAGGTATTCTTTACGAACCCAGACTTTCTGTGGAGGGAGATTGACGACCAGTTGCATCAGAGTTCCTCTTCAACATCCGTTTGAATGACAAGATCACTAGTTGGACGAGCCACGCAAAGGAGTGCGTAACCGGCTTCCATCTGTTCGTCATCAAGGAAGGTTTGATCTTCGTTGTCCACAGTCCCTTCAAGAACCTTGCCGGCGCAAGAAGAACATGCACCAGCACGGCAACTATATGGAAGATCAACTCCTTGTTCGTCTGCTGCGTCGAGGATGTAGGTGTCTTCATCACAGGTGATGTTTACGGTTCCTTCTGGAGTGCGAAGTTCGATGTTATAACTCATTTTCCTTGACCTCGGTAACGCTTACGTGCTTTGTTTCGTGAAGTTGCGGCATATTTAGTATGTTGACCGCAGCCCTGTCGAGTATTCTTCGGTTTTGATTGAATAATTGTTTTCCCTGTCAGGGATGCTTTCAGTTTAGCCATTCTCAGGAATTCGTTCGAGTGTAACGGTGGACGGGTCTGGTTCACCCGTTTCGTAATAGTTTACCGAAAGTTCATGGATCATGTCAAGGGCTTCATCTTCACTACCCGAGAAGACTACGCGCCCTTCGACACAAACCCTATAAACCTCAGATGATTCGAGTCTTTTCATGACCGACACGAATCTTAGGATCGCACCAGATCTCTAAGCCCTGTTTCTTTGCATCGAGACAGAAGCTGACATCCTCACCACACATGTCCTGAACCTCACCAGATTCGAAGACCTGCATTTGAGGTGCAAACCAGGGATATTCGAGATTCTCGAAGACGCCCTTCTTGATCAGAACCCAACCAAAACCTGTGTAGTCCACAGTGAATGGTTGACGTTTCTTCGAGATGGTCTCAACGGTTTCGTGGTTCATCACACCACGGTTCTTCACAAAGTCATCTTCTTCGAGCCAGTGTGCAACGGATGTTGTGTGACCATCCTCAGTGGCATACCAACCAGCTGCGATCTCTTTCTCCATCCCTAACTGATAGAGACGCCAGAAACTTTCAGAATTGAAAACAATGTCATTATCAATCCACAACTGATAATCATATTCGAGTTTCCCATCCCAAGGAATCTGGTTCTTTCCACGCAACACATTCGCTCCAAGAACCTTACAACGTGCAAAGTTCACCATTGAACTATAATCCTGTGAGATCTGAATCGCTGCACCAGCTTGTACCAAATCAAAACACAGTTGCACAAAGTTCTTCAGAAACGTGTAAGAACATCCACGTCCAGGAAGACAAAATACAATCTTCTTGCCGCGAATATCTTCCCTTACCTTTTCGATATCGAAATCGTCCGCAGGCGCGGTTGGAGTCGCTGCCTGTACTTTAAATCCTTTTGCCATGAAAAATTCTCAGTGGTTTAATGAAATCATACAACGTATATAGGCTCTTTGTCAATACGAGCCGTCAGTGTTTTTTGACCGTTCTAACGGTAAAATCTCATCCTCTCCAAGTTTTACTTTCTTGGAGTTAATGAGAGTTTCCAGTTCGTCTGCTGTCAGATTGTGCGCTTTGACTTTATCGTCCTTATAGACATGAAAAATTAAGTCGCTCATAGTACCTTTGCGGCTTACGGAGTATTTAGCTTGACCCTATGGAGTCTTTGTGGCCCACGGAAATTTTTTGAGGACCACGGAATCACTTTGCGTTTATCCCTTGGGGGCTACAGAAAAAGGTTGAGTCTTATAAAGCCCTCTCGGACGCATACTTTTATAGATTGGAGGGACCCAGCGCTTTTAGTTAAGGGTTAGGGGTAGGGGGGGATATAAACCCCCCGAACTGAGCTGGCACCCTGCTCAACCGCTGGTCTTGAAGTAGGCGGCACGGTTGCCCTCTACCGTGAGGTCACGGGAAGAGGTGGCGTGTCCAGCGTATGCCTGCCCACGGCGGTTGGTGTTGGTACGGGGGCCCTTGGTCATGGAGAACACCAGCTCGCTCTTCTTCGCCTTACGGGTGGGGAGCACGGTAACCTTCACGGTCTTGCCAGCGGCGTTGAGGTCGGCGGCGATCTGGAGAAGGTTCTGAGTGGAGGAGGTCATTGGGGTTGTTCCCTTTGGTATGTGGC